GTTAGACTTATAGCCATTGAATTCTCCTTGTTATAATGATGTGGGTTTGTTTAATTTATTTATAAAAAATCAGTTTTGTGAGTTTCCCAAACCTGTCCCGAATTGTCTTTAAAAAATACCTCTTCGTCACCATTATTTATAAAACCAAAAGGTGTAACTTCCTCTTCAATCATCTTGATTCTTGCTTCATACAATTCTTTCCGTATGTTGATGTTTGTCAATTCTTTAAAGTATGAGTTTGTTGTCAACCATGAAAATAGAACTAAAGGCATGACCAAGTCATCGTGATATCCTTCGTCAGCAGAGTAGCTGTTTCTCTTTTCAATAAATGTCGAAATCTCAGATATAGTATCAGCATCGTTGATAATGAGTTTTTTCTCTTCAACCAATGACTTGAAGTTAGAACATCCAATGCGTTTAACTTTTTTGTCGGTAATGACACCAAGCTGTGTTTTATTTCCACCAAAACCACCATTGACAACTTGACCTTGTGGTGTTCTGCTAACAGAAATAATATTTTCATATTCATATTCTGAGTAAAGAATCTCTGCAACTTGCTCTGAAGAATTGATTTCAATTAGAACGTATGCTTCATTGTATTCTTTACCGACTCTATACAATACCGATGGATACAAAAGCGGGCTAATTTGATTGTTTCTGTATTTGCCTACCATTCTGTAAGGCATCTGATTTATGTCAAGAATTACAAATGCAGAATAGTCACCACCCACACCTTTAGCGGTGTCTGCAACGATACAATACGCATGATCCTTCTCTACCTTTTCGTAAATATCAAGACCATCTTTCTGATAGATGATAGGGTTAGCAGACATTTGTGCGATAGAATCAGAAGCAATGAGTGTAAGACTAGAACCTAAAAAGTTACATAAAACTTCTTGATTGAACTTTAATTCACCAAGCAATCTTCGCTGTTCAGATGCCCATTTTTCATCACGTCCAGGAATCTCCCAATAAGGAATAAACAGATTGACAAATCCATTTCTATCATTGTCTGCATCATTCCAGAATTTCCAGAAGTGGTTGTATCCTAGTGGAGTAGAACTTAGCAGAATCTTTGTTGTTTCACCAGCAGAAATTGTAGGATAAACTGAAGTAAAGAATTGTTCTGCTACATTGTTCGGTATGATAGCGGCTTCGTCAACGTACAATAAGTTAACTGACTTACCACGAATACCTGATGCGCTTGTTGCGGCTGTGAATACGATTGAGCCATTCTCTAAAGCAATGTCACCTTTGTTCCATGTAGTGACACCTTGCTGAAGCCATGTAGGAAGATTCTCGTACATGATTTGATAACGATACAAAACTTCTCTAGCCGCTGTTGCTTTGTTTGCTAGAATCGCTACAGTCTTGCTTCCTTGAAACAATGTGTACCAAAGAATGTATGCAGCCGATGTTGTTGTTTTGCCTTGCTGTCGCCCTTCCATAAGAATGACTTTACGATTCTCATGGATAATTTTTACTTTGTTCTTTTGGCAATCATAGAGTTTGAATGGCTGAAGCCCGTGATCTAGCGTGACAATCTTACAATAACTTTCAATAAAGTATATCGGATCGTCAGCACACTTCAAGTATTCTTCAATTTGATCTTTTGTGAAATTGAGAGGAACACCAGATGCTTTTAAAAGAGAATTTCCTAGATAGGATTTCGCTGTCATCTCTTGCCAATTAGTTTCTGTAACTCTGCTGTGCTACCAACAAACAGCGCATTCGTTACATGCTGTGGTTGCTGTGTATCATCTTTCTTACTCTTCAACTCTTTTACTTTTTTACCTAAGTCTAACAAATCTTTGTTCGTGTCTGAAAGAGTTTTAATTAATTGTCCGACAACTTCATATGCTCTTGGTGATTCACCTTCTTTTGCTAAAAAGATAATGTTTTCCATAGCCACTTTGCCTTGCTCAATGAATAGCTTTAGATTCTCTCTTGCATATTCATAGTCAGCATCAATCGATTCATCATTTGGTGCACCAGAAACAACTTCTTTCTTTGGCTGTTCAATAGGTGCCAATGCTTGTTCAACAATCTTACCCTGCACATCAAATATGTCATTCAATTTATCATCAACTGTTTTCTTCATTATGATGTATGTCCATTTTCTGTTGTTATGGTTTCACTCACTCCAAACTCAGAGTTTCCAGCAAATGTTTGAGTGGATATAATTGCTTTGTTGATAGCAGAACCATCATCAATGAGATTAACGTCTTCTCTGATGATGTACTTGAACTTCTTGATTGGTCCGAATAGATATCCTTTGACTGTAAAATCTAATTGATACGTTTGAATTCTGCGAGACTCCAAATCACCTTCGTATGTGTCTGATGAAGTTACAGAAATTAATTCAATCGGTATGTCCATGTTAACAGACATTTCTGGAATCATTTTCATTGTTACAGTAAAATCTGGTGTAAAGAATGGCACAATCTGTTCTACAATTTGTGTGCCATCTTCGGTGTTTCTGAAAAGTGCATGTAGAGAAAAATTAAAATCATATGGCACAGGTGTGTACATATAATTGAAATCTAGCCCTCCAGTATTTACACCTCTAGTTATTTTATGTGCGCTGTTTAATTTACGTTGAGGTGCATATGTCATGCTAGTAAACTCAAATCCAAGTCTCGGTAATGTAGTAGAAACGGTGCGAGTCAAGTCAGGATCGCTAGTCACTCTTTGAATAAACTTTTGTTTTGGTCCATACTCAATTGGAACGTTGACAGTTTGAAGTTTAGTTCCTGCAGAATCGTATCTGTCAACTTGAATTTCGTTGAACAAATTACCAAACATGATTACGTAACGTCTTAACGTTCCGTGGTAGAAGTCGTGTCCGAACATCATATTAGAAAGTCCTTGTCAATGAAAATGGGTTTTGTTCTGAGAAATCTAGAATATCATCGTCAATAATTTTCTGACCAATCTCTTCATTGTCTGCTGAAATCTCGGCTGCGACAACAACATCGGCTTCGTTGACAATGAATGTATCATCTTCATGCAAGAACAAGAAGGTGTCTTCGTCAAGTAATTTTTCATTATTGGCAGTTGACAAACTGTATTGATCTTCGATTCCATCAATATCGGCAACGTCAGTATCAATTCGTTCGCTAGAGTATTCAAGTCTGTCACAACGTATTTCGTATGTGTAGAGTTTGCCTAATTGAAAGAAGTTCTCAATGTTTTGAGTAAATTTAATTTCATATATGCCCTTAAGCATAGGAATAGAAATCAAATCACCTTCTCTTGGTCTCACAATGGCATCGTAGTCATACTCTGAAACATCATTTCTGTTGCTTAATAATTCGTCTCCATCTTCAGTCAATATGTTATATGAATATTCTGTGATTAAAGATGTTTTTAATGATTGTGTAAATCGTTTTTGTGAAACAACAAATGTGATTGATTCGTCAATTTGCAGACCAAATTTTGCAAGAAAGTCTTCTTGTCCCATAAAGCCGTCAAAACTTTTGATGTAAAATTCCATTTCAAGCGCATCATCAAAAAGCATAGACGCATCTTCACCATAAATCTTATCTAAATTTACGTGCGTTCTTGGTAAGTAATAACCATCTACACCATAAATCTTGATAGACTCTATGATTAAATCTTCAACAAGATTTTGTTCCTGCTTGACAGGTGTGTATTGATTAAAATAACGATTGCGTGCCATGTGATTAGCCTAGCATGTCAGTAACTGGTAGAGAATATGTGCTAATGACTTCTGCTTCTAATGCTTGAATTTCGTCTGTAGCTTCATCCCAGATTTTCTGTCCATTAAATGTGATACCGCCTGGCATAGAAAGGCCTTCAAACTTTTTAAGGTTTTCACCCCATTGCTTTTTGATCTGTGCAGTGCTATACTTCTGCAAGAATCTATCATTGTATACATCTGTGAATACGTCAGGATCAATCTTCTTATATGCTTCAATGATAATGAATTCACCGACATTTACTCTTGAATCCCAAGCCATGTCAATGTAAACTCTGTTGATATGGCGATTGAATCTTAGAGATTGTTTACCGACAAACAGTTCTTCTGCCATTGCAATGTTTTGAAACGCCATGTAATATGGTGCAAACGGACCAGCATTGAATGAATACAAATCATTCAACGAAATTTGATATCGCAAGTTAAAAAGATTGTTTGTAGAATAGCTGGTACCAATGTCAAAGATGTTCATTACACCAATGATGGCATCTGGTACTGTGATGTATTTGTTTGTTATGTCATCTTGCGTGACTGCGTGTGCTAGATAGACTTTTTCTGTCGCATCATAGTGATAGTCGTAGTAATATTGAAATGCAATCTCAATGCAATCTTCAACTTGTTCGTCCGCTACGTTTATCTCTAAGAGAGGCGCACCTAGTCTTCTAAGGCAGAATTGCTTGAATTCTTCTCTGGTTGCTGGTTTGCTTGTACTCATTTACTTGTGCCCCTTAATGAATTTCATCTTCTATTTATCATTACCAAAACCTTCAATCCAGATCAACTAAATAAATTATGATTTAACTATGGAGAATTTATGGAAAATTTAGTAATTAACGTAGAACTGAGTGTGAATGATGTGAACATGCTCCTGGCTTTAATGGGTAAAACATTGACAGAGACAGGATATTATACTATAATGGTTAAAATGAAGCAACAAGCACAAGCACAAATCGATGGCTTCAATGAAAAAGTGAAAGCATGAGTAGATATACTTTAGAAAATTTGATTACAGTCCAACGCAAGCACACTCTGCCCGTTGTTGGCTTGGATCGTGATGGTACTATAATCAAAGACATTGGAGATTATATAACAGACCCAAATCAAGTAGTTCCTATACCAGGAAGTCTTGAAGCAATCAAGATTTTAAGGGACAAAGGACACAAACTTGTAATTCTCACAAATCAAGGCGGTATTGCAAAAGGTCTACAAACTACACAACAAGTGGACAACGTAAACAATCACTTGATGAGTATTTTTGGACAGAACGGAATTTCATCAATCGATGGCCTCTACTATTCAACGTCATCAATGAAAGAAGATACTTTTGCAAAACCAAATATCGGAATGTTTAATCGTGCCAAAGACGAATTAAAAGTCGATTGGAAAAAAGGTTGGTATGTTGGAGATAAAATCAGTGACTTAAAAGCCGCAGATAAAGTTGGATCAAAACCAATTCTTGTGCTGACAGGGCACGGTAAAGAAACACTAGAAAAATTGAATACTTACGCCAACAGAGAACTAAAGAAAAAAACTCTAGTATTTAATAATCTACTAGAGTTTGTAAAAACGCTCTAATTCGTTGGCGTCTACTTTATAAAATTTATCGTTTTTGTCTACAAAATCCATCACTAAATGTACTCTATCGTTGCTGGAGTTGTTCTCAACTGAATGCCAAATATTGTTGTTTATTCTAGCAACAACACCTGCCGGCATAGGATAAACTGTTTTGTTTACGATGAACTTTACACCGTCATCAGTAATAATAGGTAAGTGTATCCTGTCACAAGTTTCCAAATGATGACCACGGTCAATATGACTTACAATTGATTTTTTAGCAGGCAACTTAATCAACATTGCTCTACCCAATCGTTTTCCTGTTTCTTGAGTTAGTTTACTGAATAACTCATATAGATTCATATCTTGAATTAATTTTTCATTGATATAGAATTTATCAAAAACATCTGTTAACGAATCGGGAAGATTATATAGTAGAGTTATATCTGTTGACTCTTGAGCAAACCACTCTTTTCTTTGTGAAATATCTTTCCATAAAGAATTCCAATTAGTCAACAAATATTCTTTTATAGCGGTTTCATCATAATCGAATATGACTTGATGTTCAAATCCATTTTTCATAATTGAAATCCAAAAGAGATATTGATTCTCGGCTTATCACCAACAACTGGTGTAGATGCATGATTATATAGACCAGCTTCACATCGCCACAGCATTCTTTCTTCAACGTTTATTACTTCTCCATCATATATTGGATTTCCACCCGAGTCTGGAACACTCAATAAGAGATTGTATCTAGTATGAATGAAACCTTTTTCGTTGTTATCTTTATGTTCATGGATTGCTCCAGAAGTTTCATTAAAACTTATAAAGTCTCCAAATACAGGATCAAGTATAAAATCTTTTAGCTTTTCTGTATCAATAATTCGTTGTTTAACATTTTTATATTCTTGTGGTAAAGAATATTTTTGTTCAATATGATCTTGAAAATATCTGCCAGGACCATTACTCTTCAATAAATTTCGAACGGAATTAGCAAACTGCAAGAGAACGTTTTGTTCCTTTGCAGTTATGAACTCTGTATAAGCCCAAGACTTTGATATATCAATCTTCGTCATGCGTTGTCGCTTTATCAAGGTCTTCTAATTTCTTTCTAACCCAGTAATCATCATCCGGCGGAACACCATCCGCAGTGGGATCATTTCTACTAGAGTATACACTATCAGAAACGTTGCCATCAATATCACGCAAAGCAAAAACACAATAGTATTGAACATCATCTGTTAGTGCAGTGATTTTATGTCTATGATCTTTACGAATAACCATAAAAGTTGGACCCTCAAAGTCTTTTGTTCGTTCTTCTTTTGTGATAGTGTCTGTCACATCGACACGAACTTTACCACGAACAAGTAACGTAACATGGTCAAAATAATGAACGTGTCCGCCATCATTTGTATCGCCCACTTTTTCTAAATTATGTTGACGCACCCAAACATTACCAAAGTATCCTAGTTCTGTTATTTTAGTTGTAGCCATTATTTTCCTTAATTTTTGTTTTTAAATAAGCGCCAATTGCTCCTATGGAAGAACTAGAGTCGCCTGGATTCAAAACCCGTTTCACGTTAAAGTATTTAGATAGTGTTTTATTTGCCAAAACATTATGAGCGCACCCACCTGTAAAAATAAGATTATTAGACATATTTTTATAAGGTAAGATGGCTTCTAATAGTTCTTCTTCAAACACATGTTGTACCGATGAAGCAATATCAAAAACGTCCTCGTCTTTTAAACACCAATCATCGATACCTTTATGTATGTTTCTTTTTAAATAACTTTTTATTTTAGTTGCATATATTTTTTTATTACTTGACATAGCATATTCACAAAAAATACTTTCATCTTTGAGTGGTTGTAATCCTACAAGTTTAGTGAAAGCTGAATAAAAAAGTCCTAAACTATATGGATAAAGTTTTTTATGCAACTTTTTCATCTTCATATCATTGGCATACCATACAGTCAACGTTTCCCACTCTCCTATTGCGTCTGCTACAAGAATCAAACACTCATCAAATTCACCAGTATAATATCCATAAGATGCGTGGCTTTTATGATGACTTGTAGTCTTTATTGGAGCATCTATACCAAATTCTCTAAGATGTTGTTTAATATGTGTGTTATCGAATAATCTCCAATCACATGAAAATAATTGTCTTGTCTTTTTAAGTAAAGCATTCTCATAAAAACATATAGTTTTTGGATAGCCAAACAAAAGCGCACCATCTATAAGTTTTTGATTCAGCATTTCGTCATTTAGAATTCCACTAAACTCTGATGATTTTTTATGCCATACAACCACATTGTTTTGAACCACGCACAAAGACGCATCATGCCCAAAACAATTTATTCCCCAAATGCTATCCATACAACTTATTTAATTTATCACGCAAAAAATCAGCAACCAACTCATGTTCTTTCTCGGACCAATAAGAAATTTCTTCAGTATTTCTTATATATTCAGTCATAGTGTTTTTTTGACCCAAAAAGTATTGAGGTATATCAAACTCTGTAGAGATTTTATCATATTGTTTAGCCCACGTATTAAACACAATCCATTTACACCCACTTTGTTCTAAAACACGACAACAAGAATGAAACATTACTCTAAACATCTCTTGAAACCATTGTTCATTGTAAAATTCATTATATGCCAATTTATTAAATTCTTTAACTTTTTGGTCACTTGTTCTCTCTGATAAATGGTGATTAAATTTTCTAGTTCTAATTTCATCATCGATTTCAGTAATATCAGCAATAGTATTATTTTTTGGAGATATGTGATAGGGATTTACTCCAAATTCAAAACGACTAAACTCTGACCATCCTATGATAACTATATCATCTGAAGAAAGGTTTAGGCTTAGTAGTTTTCTAGCAGTTCGCCAATTACTGCTGGCGGGCACCGCAAAATTGATGTACTCAACATTAAGTTTTTCTGCCAATCTTGTGGGCCATATATACTTTAATCTGTGTTCTTCCGAAACATCAAAAAGATTTCTTCCCCAAGTAACACTATCACCAAACGTGTATAACATCAGTATATAAACTCATCTTTTGATTTTTGTTTTTTCTTTTTGAAAAATTGTTTTATGTATTCTATGAATTTACGCATTTTTTTTCTTCAATAAAAGTGCTTTAGATGGGACATATAGATATTCCAATTTGCTTCTTCTCAATGTATTAATTGCATCTTCAAATGTTTCAACTAATGGATCGCCCGCCAAGTTGAAGCTGGTGTTGAATAAAATCGGAACACCAGTTAATTTCTTAAACGCATCAATTAAATTGTAGTAGTGTTCATTTTGTTCTTTAGTTACTGTCTGAATTCGACATGTATTATCAACGTGTGTGATAGATGTTACTTGACCGATACGTTCTGGCAATACGTCTACAGCATACATCATAAATGAAGACTCATCCATGCCTGCCATATCAAACCACTCATGCACATGCTCTTTTAGAATTGATCCTGCAAAAGGGCGGAACCACTCACGACCTTTTACTTTGTTAACAATATCTTTGCCGTTTGCTGTTCGTGGATCAAATAAAATAGATCGATTACCTAATGCTCTTGGTCCAGCTTCAGCGGCACCATTAAATATAGATACGATATTTTGATCGACAATCAACTGTGCAACATCATTGGCAGTGACTGTTTGGATTGTAAATTCATCTAAATATTTCTGCTCATCAACTTCATTGTTTCTATCTATGCCCAAGTACAGTGTCGTTAAGGGTTGCTTTTCAATCTTGATGTTTTCATCATTGCAATGTTTGTACCATAAAAATTTTGCTAAACCAATTGATGTTCCTCCATCATTTGCGATAGGATCAACATACAAATTGATATCAGGAAAACGTTTTTTGTAATAGTAGTTTGCTACACAGTTTAGTCCATATCCACCAGAGATAACAATGTTTTTTTCTCCAGTCAGATCAATAGATTTTTGAATCAAATCGCCAACCAGTCGCTGTGAATCTTGTTGAATCTTCCATGCAATGTCTTGAACCAATTTTAAATCTTCTGGGTATTTTGCAATCTCTTCGATATCTGCGCTTAATGCATTTATATCATCACCCATAGCCTTTAATCGTAGTTCAGGAAATGAGTTTATATTCAGCGAACCGCCTCTTGGGTATCGAGGTTGAAATAAATTTCGATTTGCATCTTCACCATAAAATAGCGTAGGAATAATCTCATTCTCTTCGCCATATGAAGAAAGTCCCATTAATTTTCCAGCTTCGATTTCATGAAATCCTGCATATGAAGTGATTGACTCATATGCTTTTGTGATATTCACATTGCCATTAAATTTAATTCTTTTATCATCTGTGTACAGTTTAGGTCCATCATTAGCACCTAAAGACTTATAGACTACTTCTAAACCATTTGGATATGAACATTGATAGATTGATTCTGTTTCAAAACCGGCAGTTTGAAAATCAGATTTTAATTTTAAATCAATAAAAGACCCTGCGCCGTCTACGATAATTGCAGATGCTGTATCAAAACCTGAATTATAGAATGCTCCAGTTGCGTGACCAGCATGATGATGATCCCAATATGAAAATACTTTAACATTAGGATTAAATCGTCTAACAGTTCCTGTAAATACATTCTCTCCTGACCAAGTCATGCTAGGATACATTTCTTCACCCGTGCCAGCTAAGGCTAGTGCGTCAACATGATATTTACTTAAAACATAAAAAAGACTTTTAAGTGGATTAGCATCATACTTAATTCTTGTAAATCTTTCTTCTTCAATGTACAGTTCAATTTTACCATCCACAAGAAGACATACTGATCCGTTATGTCCAGGACTAATTGCTAAAACATTGTAACTCATTATTATTTTCTCACCTTTTGACTAATATCTTTTTCAATCGATTCAATTAATTTATCAACCTCTGCGTCAGTCAAATCCATACGTGTGTCGTTGAGTCTGTCTGCAAGATGACTATCAATCATATTAATTCTTAACGGAGAATATCGTTTTGGTCCAGGCTTTTCAAATATATTAAAAAACTCTGGATATGAAACGTTTTCTGCAAACGTTGATCCCAAAATAACTGTTCCTGGTTTATTTAGGCCTCTTGCAAAGTGTTGACCCACACTATCGCATCCGACAAAGTAATCACATGCATTAATTAGTGCTAGCCAAAAACGTAAATCACCCTCATACTTTAGAGTGTAGTTATCTTCTTCCGGACAAAGAGTCTTGTCTCCAAAATAATAAAGATTATATTTTTCCGATAGTGTTTTTACAAGTTTCAGATACGACTCATTTGTGAGACTTCTAGAAGACTCATCAATTGTGTATTTACCAAATTTCTTTGCTGTGCTACCCCACGGCTGAATAACAATATTTGATTTGTTTATTCTGTTCGAGTCTTGTTGTATCGCTTGACTGAGTGCATTTAATGCATTAATTTCTTCACCTTTACTCAAAATGAATTTTAAGTTTGGTAAGTCAACATGTTCATTTGTATTGTTGATGATTTCATCGAACGCTTGAGATAGATTTTTCTTTTGCGTGTAATATGATGGAAGTCTGTATGGTTCAGGCGAAACAACTCTTGTAGCTTTTAAGAATATGTTATCAAACACACCTTTGTTGTCTGCATTAAAGACTCTATCTTGAATTTCGGGGATACCCCAAAGCAAAGAATCCCAGCCGTAAACACAAATTTTAAAATCATCTTCGGGATTTTGTAATTGGTATTTTAAAAGGGCTGGGATTGCTGATACTGCTCGACCTGCACCACCGTCAATAACGAAAACTGTTCTTTCACCACTTGTCATGTTAACTCCAAAAATAAAAAATTATAATATATGTATATCTGCAATTATACAGAAATTTAACCTCAATGTCAATTGGCAGTTATGATATTCTACGAAATAAAGTTCCGCCACATCCATTTATTGATCCTAGAGCAACATATGTTGTGCTGGAATTTCCCATAGTAAATCCACAAGCAACAAAACAGTCACATGTGCAGGCTGAATTTCTTCCATCAAAGCAACAAGATACGCCCCATGGAATTAAGTTGCATCCAGGATAACAACAGCCAACACAAACTCCACACATAACTGTGCCGCAACCACAACAAGCCATTGCAAACACAAATTGCCCCACACCAAGGCTTCCACCCGGACTAGCGTTATAAGTATCTGTTACTCCAAGAATTTCTGATAGGGAATATCTTTTGTTTACTGTAGCGGCCGCTGGAGGATTAATAATTCCTAACGCAAGCGCATCACGCCAATCTTCTTCTATCATGATATTCTACGAAATAGAGTTGCGCCACATCCATTCATTGATCCTAGAGCAACGAATAGTGTGCTGGCACTACCCATAGTAAATCCACAAGCAACACAACATTGACATGTGCATGCCGAATTCACGCTGGCGTTCATTATGCAACATATGCCCCATGGAACTAAATTGCATCCAGGCACACACATTCCTACGCAAGTTCCACACATGGGGCAACCACCACCACAACAAGCCATTGCGAAAACTACTTGACCTAAAGAGGCAAATTCAGTTCCACCCGGATTAGCTTTATAAGTATCTGTTACTCCAAGAATTTCTGATAGGGAATATCTTTTTACAGGCGCAACGGTAGCCATTTTTTAGAACTCCACCACAACATAACCGGTGCCTGGATTACCCCTAAACCCTCTGTCGCATGGGCAGCCACAGCAATAATTCAAAGACGGCGACTGGTAGCCGGTGCCTGCGAAAGCGCAAAATCGTGTAACTCGGCAGCCAGAAGACCCGCCACCAAAGCCTGCACTTGCAAAACCAATTGGTGAACAGCACAGGGCAGCGGCGCATGGACAGCACCCACAAATGACTCTTCCACCGCCGAATGATGATACACAATAACATTGCATCGGGAAACCAGCGGCAGTAGCGCCAATGCTGGTGGCTAGTCTAGATGTACCAAGAATAGCATCTCCAGGCCATCTAATCACATTTCCGAATTTAGTAGCTAAGTCAGATTCCGTAGAATCTTCGCCGTTAAATCCTTTACAATTGAAAATGTCTGCACATGATGTTCCTGGAAAAGGTCCGACGCCACCGCCGCCAATTGGACTTCCAGATGCTCCGCCCATGCCACAGTCGTAGGATAAGGCGCCACAACAAATATCACCACTGCTTGAAAAACAAAATCCAGTACAGCCACAATTTCCATTTCGGCCAACAACACATGTTGAACCACTGCAAGCGCAGAAATTGCCGCCGGCACCAGGACACTCAGTCGAGGCATTGCAACCTCCATAAGCATAAACGATACTGCCAAAACAAGATGCACCACCGCCAACGGCTCCGGCTGCAACGTTACAAACACATCCGGCAGTGACAGCCGCACATGCTACAACATATCCTCCGCCGCCACCGCCTCCGCCAATCGGAAACTTACAGCCGTTGCCGCTACCGCCGTTGATGGCGCCGCACCCACCGGCGCCGAGAGCGGTTATACGAACCTCACTGACACCAGCTGGTACTGTGAAAGTTCCAGAGACACCAAAAAATCGAAAACTTCCGGTTCCAAATCCTGGTTTAACATCTCTTATGCCGTAATTGATTGTCGGCGCAATTGCAAGTGAAACATATCTTCCCATTTTATTAAACCTCGATTTCTATGTTAGGACGTACACGAAGCGGTTCTACATAAGAAAGTTTATGTTCCAAATAGTTAAGAATCCATCCATCGTGTTGATTAATTTTTTCGTATACTTCAGCAAATTCTCGAATAAATCTCTGAATCTCCTCTTTCGTTTCTGCTGGAATATTATTTGTATAATGTGCAGAAGTTACCAAAGTATCATAATATTCTTTAGTGGTATTTATATGCTGTTTAGTAGTAGCAGATAAAATATTCCACTCTTCTTCTGTCATAGTTGAAGGAATAAACACTTCTTCACTGATTTGTTTCCAACCCATAGCAACAGGATACTTCGGAAGAAAAAGATTTTCTGCGTCTAAAGGATTGCCTGTAGATCCAAGAAGTCGGTTAACTACAATGCCATTCTTAACTTCAACATATATAATGTCTGACATAATTTCTATCATTTTTTTATTACTCCTCTATACCGTATACGCTTACAGAAACGTCTGAACTAGAACATCTGACAATAATATTTTCGCCAGTACCTGCCATAATAGCACCACGCTCAATAACACCGTTTGGTGGAACGTTAGCATCAAACTCCAAATAATTGGTAACACCAGCGGCTGTGCTGGCGGCCGTGAGTGAAAGCCGAACTTTTACTGTGTCACTGCTATTCATATTACAGAAAGATACTGTTAAGCTAGCCGTTTTGCTTGCAGGCACAGTATAAACAGTAGTAGAAGTGTTTATGGTCGGATTTGCTTGACCTAATATTCCTGTTGACATTTTTTATCCTCTTTTAATTTATATGAAGTATTTATATCAAAAACTTCCGTAGAAATACAATTTTGCACCAGATACTCCACCACCAGCAGAAGCCCATCCAGTAGATTTATAAACTTCTAACGCATCTGTTGTAGTATTAAATCTGACCATACCGACTGTTGTATATCCAGACTGTTGTCCAGTAGTTCCAGAAGGAATCTTCAATGCACCTGTGCTTGAAAAAACGCCATCACCAGAAACAGTTAAACCAGTTAATGTTCCGACTGAAGTGATACTTGGTTGTGCCGCAGTTGTTACAGTGCCAGCTGTAGTTGCTGAAGTCGCTGAAGTTGCTGTAGTTGCTGAAGTTGCTGAAGTTGCTGTGCTTGCATTGCCTGTTAATGCGCCAACAAAACTTGTTGATGTAACACTTGTCAAACCAGTTAACGTTGTTGAACTTGTACCCAAAGTAATTGCTGTTGTACCAACTGTAACTGCGCTTGATGCAAGTTTTGAAACTGCGATAGCGGCACTTGCGCCAATGTCTGCATTTACAATGCTACCACTTAATGACAATTTGCTATATGCAATAGCGGCAGATGCACTAATGTCACCATTGACGATTGTTCCGTCTGCAATCATTGTACTAGTAACTGTACCGGTGTCAGCAGAACCAACTAACGTTCCTGATGTAGGCAATGTTACACTAGTGGTTCCCGTAGTAGTTAATGTTGTGGCGAATGCGCCAGACGTTACTAAGTTTCCACCAAGAGTGATTGTTTTAACACCATTATTTACGCCTGTACCACCATAAGTTGGACCAATTAATGTGCCTTGCCAAACACCAGTTCCGATTGTGCCGACTGATGTAAGTGAAGAACCAGTAACGCCTGAACCAAGAGTTGTAGAAGATAGAACTGATGTTCCATTGATTTCAAATGTTTTACCTGTAACAAGGTTAAAATCTTCAGAAGAACTCCAGCCAATTGATGACCAAGAAATAGTTTTATCAGTAGCACCCTTAAGAGTAATACCACCACCATCGGCAGTAACATCAGTTGGTGTAACAACAGAACCCAATTCAATATTTTTATCATCAACAGTAAGAGTTGTTGAA